AGAGGCACTATGGCAATATCACCAAATGACGCGTTTACTAGCGGACAGATTTTAACTGCCCAAGAGTGTAATAATTTCCCTTTTGGCGTTGTGGGTCTTGTTGAACGAACCACAGGCACTTTGACGATTACTACTACCATTGCCGACTTGACTGGTATGAGTGTTACTTTTACTGCGCTGGCAAATCGTGTTTACAAGTTTTCGGTGCTTGCGACAGGTCAAAAACTTACAGCACAAGGTTGGACGGGTTTATTTTTAACAAATGCCGGAAATACGGTTTATGCTGCCGCTTATGCAACAGCACCTGCAAATGGGTATCACAACCTTTCATTTTCCTCGTATCTTTCAGGTTTTACGCCCGGTTCAATAACGGTAAAACTTCGTTCCTCATGTGAAAACAACACTTCAACAATTCTCGCTGGAACTTCGGACAAATTACAACTTATGGTGGAAGACATGGGGCCTATCTGATGATTTACCCACAAGAACAATTTGCTATTGCGTACATGGGTTGGAAACAAGGCGACACAGAACCAACCGAACAAGCCATTATTGAAGCAATGCAAAAACAATATGAAGCAGAAAACGCCAAACGCGAAGCAGTACTAAAAAAACTTGGTTTAACAACCGACGAAGTAGCCGCGTTATTGTCGTAATGAAATGGCGTTACCTGTTTGCGTACACGGTTTTTATAGCCGTGGTATTGTGGGGTTGCGCGGGTTGTGCAGACCGTGAAAGAGTTAACTGCCAACGTGCAGGTAGTAAAGCGGTAACAATGACAAGCGACATACAGATAGGTACGGGTCGTTGTGCCTAAATACACTAACGAGGAAATAAAAGCCCGCCTTATTCTTATTGTGGGCATTGGTTTAACGCTTGCTTTTGTTGGCTCTATTTTTACTTTGCTGTACGGCCTGTTGTTTGTAACGCAACCTCTTGAGCAAGCACCAAACGACGCCGAAGCATTTAGCGTATTAAACCCTATGCTTATGACCCTTTCCGGCGGCCTAATCGGTTTGCTAGCGTCCAACGGTTTAAAAAACAAAGACAAAGGCGGAAGAGATGAAAGCGAATAATAAAGCATTGTTGGCAAGTTATGGTCGTAGCGTCGTTGGCGCTGTTATTGCCGTTTATATGACCGGCGCAACTAACCCAACTGATTACGTTAAAGCCGCTATTGCTGCACTTATTCCACCGGTTATGCGTTGGGTTAACCCTAATGACACAGCCTTTGGCCGTAGCAAATGACGGCTAAAGCCCAACCCGGTGTACCCGGCGCCCGTGACTACATAGGTAACAGCGACGGCCCGGCAAAAGGTAAACGTGCCGGTACCGAGGAATGGGTAAGACAAGCTACTAAATGGTCTAACGGTGCCTGTTGGAATAATGGAACATACGGGCAACGTGACGTAAAAGGAAAGCCCGGCACAATGTCAGTACACGCAACAGGGCGCGCTATGGACTTGTCATACCGCAAATTAGATACTAAAGGCGTGGCAGAGGGTCGCAAAGTGTCTAAAGCGTTTATAGACGTTGTGGTAGCCAATGCAAACAAACTAGGCGTACAAATGATTATTGACTATTGGCCGCAACCTTTTGGCCGTGCGTGGCGTTGTGACCGTCAAGCGTGGAAAGCATACGAAACTAAAACCGTTACAGGCGCACCCGGTGGCGATTGGTGGCACATAGAACTAAGCCCGGCTATGGCAGATAATCCCGAAGCCGTGAAAACCATATTTGAAGCCGTTTTTGGGGTATCCACAACCGCGTAACAATGGTTCGCTAGGGTTTTCGTTACCGACGGAAAGCCATTTACCATGAATGAACCACAGTTTTTTAACTATGAGTGTTTTATAACCTCACTTGCCACCGGGCAAAAAGCCATGGTACAAATTTTTAGAGACCCACAAACAAACGACGTGCTTCACGTCCAACTAGCGTTTAAAAGCCCGGCTACTGGCACATGGGGAAACCCTTACCAAATGGAGGTAGCAAAATGATTGCCCACAAGTTAACCACAGGCGCAATGGCGCTAATTACAGGCGTTTTAGTGCTGTTTAGCCCGGGTAATGCACAGGCACCAACCGAAACCCCACAGGTTGTAATAGCGTCACTACCGCCAACCACAACTACAACCACGGTGCCCGCATTGGTTACTAGCTGCACTCAGGTTGCGTCATTGGCCTTGGCAGAGGGATTACCGCCAAGCGAACTAGAAACCGCGCTACGCGTGGCAGTACGTGAAAGCCGTTGCACAAGCGACGCACACAACGCAAGCGACCCAAATAGCGGTAGTTTTGGCATTTACCAAATAAACGGCTTTTGGTGCCTACCTAACAGCAATTGGCCTACCGGTTGGTTACAAGCTAAAAGCATTGTCACAACGTGCAACGACCTTTACGACCCAACAACAAACACACAAGCCATGGTTGCTATTTGGCATAACTCCGGTTGGCTACCATGGAAAACAGCAAACTAAATGCACGAACAGCCCTACCCCGACAACACAATAAGCGAGGAAACCCGACGTATGTTAGACCCGACAAAAACCGCATTAGCGCGACATGAAACAGTAATTAAAAACCTGTTAGACGAAATATGCAGGCCCGCGCACATACCGTACAAACCTAAACACGCTGATTTAATCGCACGTTTAAAGCATGTAGCAGTAGACCTAGATTTGAGCGGCCAACAGGACGCATGGCAGGCCGTTAGCGAAGCAATAGAGTCTTTAGGCGGCTAACCGTGACCATTGTTTATTTAAGCCCGACGGAAATAGATTACGCATACGCAGTAGCCGCGCTAAGACACGAAAACGCTAAAGGCAACAAACACCAAGACCGGTTTGTAGGCGAATTTAAAAACACTTTGCCCGACAAAATAGGCGCGCTAGGTGAATTTGCGTTAGCCAAGCATTTAAACTTGTATTGGGGTTACGAACCGTACAACTCTAAAGCTAACGACGTAGGCCGTTATGAAGTACGCACAACTCCACGCCCAGACGGTTGCCTATTAACGCGAGATTTTGACAAGCCGGCAATATACGTGCTAGCAACCTTGGACAAAGAAAACAAGGCGGTAATTTTGCGCGGTTGGAATACGTTGTATGAAACTATGCAGGTTGACCGGTGGGCACCATATATGCCGTTGCCATGTTTCAAAACGCCACAAACTCTGTTACACGCAATGAGTACATTACCTGCAGCAATATAACCCGACATGAAAGATAAACCCGACGTGAGACCTTGCCCCAAATGCGGCGTTACGACATACGCCTACAAAGCGAATAAAACGCACGACAGAACTTTATATTTTCACCCCGGAACCTGCAAAAAGGCGGCATACAAACATGGCATTTAACATAGACAACTACGTAGACGTACCAACACGCCTAAAAGACGCATTAAACAAGTACCCGAACCTACGCATACAAGAAACCGCCGCAGAGGTTGTAACTATGCCCGACGGAAGCACGTTTTACCGTTGCACCGTTACCGTTTGGCGTGACGAAACCGACCCAATACCGGCAATAGCAACCGCAGCCGAACCATACCCCGGCAAAACGCCCTACACAAAAAACAGCGAATTTATGGTAGGTATGACGTCAGCGTTAGGGCGCGCACTTGGTTACATGGGGTTTGGCATTAGCAAAAGCATTGCTTCACGTAATGAAATAGAAGCCCGCCAAGACCCTAAAAAACCGGACGCACAAATAGCACCAATACGACGCGAACAGGCCACAAGCCACCCTAAAGGCGCAAGCCAAAAACAGGTTTACTTTATTAAATCACTAGCTAAAGGTGCAGGTTTTGACGAAGCGGCGTTACATGATTACATAGCCGTAACACTTAACAGCGACGCCGTGACGTTAGAGACGTTAAGCCCGGAGCAGGCCACGCAAGTAATTGACGCGCTAAAAGCATTGCCAAGTAGTAAAGCCGACTAATGCTAGAAGCCGCGTTTAAAAACAGTGTTATAGATATTGCTACACGTTACGGTTGGTTTGTACACCATGACCTACCCGCAATGAACAGGCGCGGCCAATGGGCAACACACATACAAGGAAATAGCGGTTTTCCCGATTTGGTGTTATTAAGCCCAAAGGGTGTGCTAGTTTTCGCGGAACTTAAAACCGACACAGGACGTTTAAGCAAACAACAGGAAGCATGGTTAGACCGGTTGGACTTGTCAGCTTGCATAGTGCAGGTATGGCGACCTAACCAAATGCCAGTAATCATAAAGTTTCTAGCCACCGCCTAGCGGTTGGACTAGCCAAGCCCTAAGCCCGTTGCACGGTAGTTGGGAACATACGGCAACGTAGGTAGTGCGCTATGCCCGTAATCATGCTTGACGAAATGACCGGGCCAATGGCGCGGCAGGCTGTAAACATAATCAGCCAATACATAGTTAGTGGGTACGGGTTAGGGCAACCCCGTGGGTGGAGCATTAACCTATTAGGCTTTACAACGTGCTAGGCGCACCCCCAAGCGTTTAGCACACACAACGATTTACATAAACAAAACAAACAGCAAGGTTAAACCCGACATGAAAAACAACCAAGCAAACCCAACAGCAACGCGCGCAAGCGCGGCGCTAGCACAAGCCGCAGGCGCGTGAGTAATGCCAAGCAAACACAAAGGCAGCAGGCCACGCAACCAAGCCGAATACAAACGCAACAAACTTATATTGCTACAAGAAAACCCGTATTGTTTCTATTGTGGTAAACCTGCAACCGAGGCAGACCATGTCATAGAGGTAGACCGGTGGCCACAAGGCCAACCCGGTGTTAACAGCCTTGACAACTTACGCAGCGCCTGCCGTGGGTGCAACGCAGCACGTGGCAACAAGTACCGTGCAGCTAGAGACGCAGGAAACTACGCCATAAAACCCAACACCCATAAGGAAAATAACAGCAACCACACACAGCGTTTTTTTTCAGAGGGTACGGAAGCCA